TCAATCATGTGAATTCAATCTATGTATATACCGAGAAGACCTCGGTAACTGGCCCACCTGGGATCGAACCAGGGACATTCTGATTAACAGTCAGACGTTCTGCCGCTGAACTATAGGCCAATGACATTACACTTATCCGAATGCTTGCTGTGGGGCATTTAAACCCAACATTCTGACAGTTTGTAATGGAGTAAGACACAATTTCCGTTGTGAATATCCCAAGGGGGTTTATCCCATTGCTGGCACCTTGGTTGGAACGTCTCAAGTTCCTGACGACTCAGGTAGGACTCGAACCTACGACCGACTGCTTAGAAGGCAGTTGCTCTATCCAACTGAGCTACTGAGTCAATAAAAACCTACGAATAGTAGGCGAGATAGTACTTTACAATACCATCTGATCTCATATTACCTTGTGAAACCCAGTCGTGGGCGCACTCCGTAATAGATTTCATATTATACATTGGTTCTCCGTTCTCGTCAAGTTTAGATCCAAATCGTGAAAGAAGAATCTGAAAAACCTGAGCACGGAGTCTCATTCTTTCGTCTGTGTACCGCCAGTCTTCATTGGTCATTGAACTGTCCCATACCTGTACCAGACATCCAGACGTTCTCAGACCCACCAGGAGGGTTCAGCTGGACGGTTGTAGGGGAATTTTGAGTGGCAATCTCATACATCCTTTGATGAATGTCTTCAGACTCCACAGAGAAGTTCTCTTCTCTTTCTTTTTGTTTAATTTCCGTTTCCTGTACCATGTAGTCTAGTTGCTTCTGTGAATAGAGAGGAGCAGGACCAAACCATGGATCGTCTTGTAGATAGGGAGGAGCAGGAACTCCTGTATAATACTGATCTTCGTAATCTAAACCATCATCTTCTAGTTCTTCACAATCAACAACGTCTTCGTCAATTGCACATTCAACTTTCCAGGATCCACCTACTCCACCATCCATATTGACAGTAATGTCGTCGGACTTGGAAGTGAATACTTCTTTGAGTTTTCTAATGATCATGATTGCCAGTGATAATGGAAGAAGTTACCGTTAGGAGAACACATTGGATCTTCAGACACAACCCTGTAGGGTAGTTGTGTCTGACCTTTGAAGTCAGTTCTATCACCAATAATACTATATGCTGAAAGCATTTTACTATTATCCATCAGTCGTTGAACGACAACAGGATTCGCCACAGGTCGCCTGTAGACAAACCCCTCATACTGTCCAGGGGCATATACTACATCCGCAACTGTGTTGGGAAAATATGGTGATCGAACACGATTCAAAACAGATACTGCAACACAGTATTCATCCATCGTTCCAGGTGCTGCTTCTACTTGAACAGCACGTGCAAGATGGTCATAGTCAAGTGGCGTAAGCGCCAAAAGTGTTTCAAGAATCATAGTTATAAAATGATCAGGTGGGAGATACTGGGATCGAACCAGTGACTTATTCCTTGTAAGGGAACCACTCTACCGCTGAGTTAATCTCCCTTGTCAGGTCACATTATAAAGGATCTGGACTGGAGTGTCAAGAGTCTGTGGCTAGTAGATCGACCGTCAAGTGTTCGTGTCTAATCTGATTGTATTTAGTACATAGCTCTGTACTGGATTTGTGTTCCCAGTTTTTGTAGCAATGTCTAAGATTGTTGTTGTATTCGGTGGGATCTTGCATTCCAACCATCTCGTCTGCTACGATGATTTTAATTAGATCCTTCCTCGTTAATGGTGCCATTTTTGAGTTCTAGTAATCCAACAAAGAATTCAGCGTCAACTACCACCAATGGTTTTTTTCTATTCTTTTTCATTACAACTATTGGTTCGTAGTTTTTAGAATTCTCCTTGGCTTGTTCGTAAGCTTCCCAGACGTTTAGTTTCTCAACGTTCTTGCATTCTACAGAAAACGGGAACTTTTGTCTAGCCGCTCGTGCCATAATAAGGTCTTCACCACCGGCTCCCATGGATCGGGATTCAATATCCTCGGGGTGAATATTTAGTTTTTCAATAAGAATGTTTCTGAACCACTTTTGCAAATTCCTTCCTTTGGCTTTTGCAGATTGAGGTTTCATATGTGTACATGATAAGATGTACTATTTATTACTTTTTATCCCATGGATCTGGAATTTCAATTTCAAAGCTTGAAGTCTCCACGCCTGACTCAGACTCTTCGGTCCCTTTATCAACAAACGGAGATCTGATTGTGAGAGTGGGAAGACCGGCGACTCCAGAAGGTTCTTCCTCCACTCTGATTCTGACGGAGTGTTCATTGTCCCATAATTCATGTAAATCTTCTATCTGACTATCAACGTCAGACATAGTTTGTTTGAGTTTACCTTCCCAGTACCACACTTCCACATAGGAAAATAGATGCATGAGAATAGTATTAAGAGGCGGTTTTCTCTTAGAGATCCACCTCTTAATTTTTTGAATAGTAGTCTCCTTCTCTTTATCGAAGATGACTTCAAATTCAAACTGTGGTTTCTGGTCCATCTAATTCATCCAATACTTTATCGTATGCTTCTGCAGCATTCAGATAAGCATCATAACATTGTTTCAAAGATGGAGTGAGAGGTTCAATCTCATCCATCTCTTTCCAAATTTTCTCAAAGGCTGAATCCTGCGAACGTGTCTCCTTTGACATCTTGTTTGATACCCCCAACGATGTAAGATTCGATTTCTGTTTCTTGTGGAGCATTCTGTTGACCCTTGGAGTTCAACCAATATTGAGTCCAAGGCAGAGGATTGTTCTTTGCAGCAACATCATAAATTGGATTGAGTCCAACCGCCTTCATACGACGATTAGCGATCCATTCGACATACTGACTTAGCAGTTTAGCGTTTAGACCAATCATCGAACCATCTTTGAAGAGATAGTCCGCCCAACTTTTCTCCTCGTCAACTGCATTTCTGAACATCTGAATGACGTTCTCTTCCTCTTCATGCATGATATCCTGCATAACAGGATCATCACCATTCGCCCAGTTCTTAAGAATATTTTGAGTCAATACAAGATGTTGTGACTCATCACGAGCGATTAGTGAAATAATTTTAGCGGATCCTTCCATGAGTTTGAGTTCACCAAAGGCAAACGTACAAGCAAATGAAACATAGAAACGAATACCCTCAAGGATATTCACGTTAACCATAGCAAGATACAGTTTTCTCTTAAGATCCTTAATCTCCCACTGTGCAGTAGGAGAATCTTTCCAATCACCCTTCCACATGTTACCAGTATCGAACTGGTGGGCAGCATTAATCAGTGCGTCATAGGACGCTGTGACACTCTTGGCACGGTCCAAGATCCTATCGTCATCCAGAATGGTGTCGAAGACCTCTGAGGGGTCTGAATAGACATTCTTCATGATGTAGGTGTATGAGCGACTATGGATCATCTCCATGGTCTCCCAGATGGTCATAGCAGCTTCCAACTCAGGTAGTGAGCAGTAAGGGACAAAAGCCATCCCAGGACCACGCCCTTGTACAGAGTCCAGCATAACTTGGTACTTAAGATTGCTGGTAAAAATGTGCTTCTGTTCTGGTGTGAGAGTCTGATAATCAGATCTATCTTTCTGGAGAGAGACCTCTTCGGGTCTCCAGAAATATCCCAATTGTTGTTGTGTAAGTTTGTCAAAGATAGGATACTTGTATGAGTCATACCTCTGGACTCCCAGAGGTTGACCAAAAAACATAGGTTGTTTCTTGGTATTAACTTTATTCTTATTGAAGACAGTCATGCCTTCAATTGTTGTATTTACTGGTGTACGTCTTAGATCCATAAGTCCTCAAATTTTACAAGATTCACAATCGTCTTCATCTAGAGATTCTATGTCTGCAAGCATAGATTCTAACGCATCCTTTTTCTTTGTCAAGTCTTCATCTGCATCTGTCTTTGCGTCGTAGGTGTTCTGATAATAAGAAGTCTTCCAACCGTA